ACTTTCATTAATTCCCCAAGGCTGAAAGATACAGTCTCGCGACACCAGCGGCCAACACTTCTTTTTCCCCAATGTCTCACACCATCATCAACATCCTCGACCAAGTTACCACTAACACTGAGATTCGCATAGGCACCACCCGAGGTTACTTCATCTCCACAGCTCAGGTACACGCCATTCAAGCTGAACTCGGCAACAGCCACATTCGCTCCGGTGCTAACACTCCCACGCCGCTTGAGGAAGCTCAGCACAAACTCCTTGATCTTGTGGCTCAACAGCGGGAGATTCTCGCCGATATTGAGAACGCCCCCAAGGATAGACGTTCAGCGCTTAACGAACTCCTTCAACGCGCGAACTCTCAAATCGCCGCACAACGTCGCATTATCAAGAAACTGACAGAATGAACGCGCCGCTAATTGTCCCAACGCCTCGCCCTGTTTATGATGAGCCCTTCATCGATGGTTACTGCTATCTCGCTGTTTTCTCTCTTTCTGCTCGCCGTCGTGCAGCTGACACACTTGGCTATCGTCCTGGTCGCGAATCACTTGTCTCGCACGCTCTAAAGGTGCCGGCTCAACTTGATCCAGGGCCATTTTCCATCAGTCTGACCGCCCCTCTAGGCCACATCGGCGAGTTTTCTGTAATTGCCCATATCACTCGCACCAGCCCTTGCTTTTCTAATCTCTCTGCTTTGCGCGTTCTTTCTCTTCTCCCCATGGAATCTGTGGTTGGTTCCGAAGGCTCGAGCGACATGCCGCTCATAACTGCTCGCGACATCTACGCCGCCCCGCAGCTGCGCGATCCTTTGGTCCGCCGAATCCTTGTTCCACCAACGTCAATCCTGTTCAAGGAGTCAAGCGTCATCGTGACTTTCAATCCGGCCACAGCTTCTCAGCTTCAGAGCTGGACAAAACTCTTCCCCATAGTTCACATGCAGTCTATGCGAATAGTTTTCGTCCCCTCTGTGGGCTCTACCAAAGCGGCCACGCAGTTCGTCTACTGCTGGTGGGACACCGCAGTTGCTGCACCCACCACCACAAAGGAGATCCGGGAGGACCAGACTTGCCAGATTCATGCCGCTGGCCCCACGGGTACTGGCACTATGCACCCACAGTTCTCTGTGGACGCTCCCTTCCATGGCTTTAGCCGTCGACTAAAGCCGAGCGACAAGGTAGTGGGTCACCCCGCTTTCGTTTGCGCTGTCCAATCTTTGCCCATCGGCACTGATTCCTTCGACGACTCTCTTATCTATAGCATCCACGCCGAGTACGTACTCGACGCGCGATCCCAAACTGCATAAAACA